CGCGCGGACCATCGCGGTGGGTAGTACGACTGGCCTTACTACGGCTGGTTGGCTCAACATCCTCGACACAGAGGAATCGGGTTCAACCTTCTATCCGGGCAATGAGCGGGTGAAGGTAGTCTCCGGCGCAACCACGGCTCTCCTCATCGTTGGTGATGGAGCGAATGGTGGCCTGCGGTACTCACATGCCGCTGGAGCAGCGGTGCACACGTATGGCAGTGTTCACACCGTCCTGTTCGGTGGGCCGCAATCTCTGGTCAAGGTCTGGGCTCCTGAAATCGGGGAGTTCGGAGACCTGGTCGGTCCGAAGAAACAAGGTCTTGCTGACCAGTGGACCTCGTTCGCCTGGAAGTGGTTTATCTTGGAGCCACTGCATGAGGCGACTCATGCAACAAATCCCGAATATCGGTGGACGCCTGCAATGGCTACGCCGAGGCACTCACTGGTTCAGTGAGGGCCGTAACGACTACCAAGGGCGACTCTCTGAGTCGAAGGCATAGTCTGAACTGCAAGGAATGATGATGCAAAGCGCAGAAGAGAAACGGGAATACCAGGCCAAATACTACCGAGAACATCGGGAGAAGAAGATTGCCCAGATTTCTGCCAATCAGAAACGGCAACGCCCGATGCGACGGGAGTATGAGAAGGCCCACTATGCCCGTGTCCGCGTGGAAGTGTTTGAACACTACGGACTGTCTTGCGCGTGCTGTGGGGAAACAGAAATCGCCTTCTTGACCATTGACCATGTGAATGGCGGCGGGAATACTCATCGAAGGCAGATTTTCAAGGGCGGTCACGGACCATTCTATCCGTGGCTCAAGGCACGAGGTTTTCCAGAGGGATACCAAACGTTGTGCCAGAACTGTAACACCGCCAAACACAAACTTGGCGAGTGCCCCCACAAGAGACTTGCAGAGTCGGCGGAAACGACCGACCGCCCCGGAAACGGGGTTATCAAGCAACAGATTGTTGGCGGATATGGAAGAGTCAGTGAAAACTGGCTGTACCGCGGCGAGTTCTCCGTAAGCGAAGAGACCTAACATGGGCACATTTGACGGACTCGGTGTACCCCTCTGTGGTGCCTACTCGTGTTACTTGCCCAACGGGACAACGTCCTACCTGGAGGTTGACACTAGTGGCATCTTCAACTTCACGGCCAACACCACTACAGATTTTGCTCCCGCCGCTGTCGCAATGTGGCTTGAGGTGAAAGCCGCCGGGGTAAGCAAGTGGATCGCCCTGTACGCGTCGTGCACGAGTTAAGGGAGGGATGATATGGGCGGATATATGGGCCTATCCCTCGCGATGCACGACACGAATGCGCAGTCCTTTGTGGACAAGGGCACGAAGAACTTCTTCTCGATCACGGTTACGGATGCAACCACAATCACAAGTGGTTACATCCAACCGTTCTACGCGAGCATGACCACGTCCGGGTCGATCACGACGACAAGTTCCCAGATTTGCCCGTTCGCGGCCGACGTGTTCCTCGGTGGGACGATCAGCGCACAGGTGGCTGGGATGTACGTCTACGAGGCCGCCAGTGGCACCCCGGTGCTGGACAACAGCAACATCTCCGGCATCGTCGTGTATCTGGATGACCTCGGGGACACCCCCGGAACGCGATGCGGCATCCAACTGTGCATCGCGGATGCTCACCCCGCATCCTACGACGGGTTCATCTACTGTCGGATCGAGGGTTCGGGGTCGGTAACAAACCTGATCGAGAAAGGTGGCACGGCGACGAATCCGACGTACCTCCTGAAGACGAACGCGGTTGATGGTATGGTGTCAATCGGGGTCGTAGAGGGTAATGTCGCGGCCGCCGCGGGGTGGTTGCGGACGCTGATTGGCGGTACACAGTACTGGATCGCGTTGCACGCATCCTGCGCCGACTAAGGAGAAACAAGGATGAACCTGTCTGTGCTTGAGAGGCTCGTGGTGCTCAAGGTCCTCCCCAAAGAGGGGGACTACGCGACCCTGAAAATCCTGACGAACCTACGCATGTCTCTGTCGTTCACGGAAGAGGAGATCAAGACGTGGGAAATCGCCAGTGACCTATTGACCGGACGAACGACCTGGAAGGTAGAAGGGGTTGCGGAAATCCCCATCGGAGAGAAGGCCACAGACATCGTCGTGGCGTCGTTCAAGAGGCTCGACAAAGAGAAGAAACTTTCTGTCGAGGACATGAGCACCTACGAGAAGTTCATCTTGACAACTGAATAGGGAGACGAAGCGGGGGCGGAAGAACCGCCCCCGCTTGGCGATAATGGCAAGTTCCGAACTCGGCACATGCAAACTGTGTGGTTGTCCCGTCCGCATCGTGTATCGCACAGACGGGGCGGCGGACCACTATCACGGCATGACGCCGGAGGAGTTGGCGACTGTTCCCAATCCTATTTCTCCTGTGCTCGACCAGTTCCTTCGGGCACAAAGGAAGGGAAAGAGGACGGTTGCTATCAGTGGTTCGGCCTGGACATCCAGATCGTGGGCACCTTACCAAGAGAAGGGCGTAGAGGTCTGGTGTTTCAACGAGATGCATGGACAACTGGGCGTCGGAAAGGCCACCCGCTGGTTCCAACTGCATCACAAGTGGGTGTGGTCTATGGAGCATCGTTTCGGCCACAAGGAATGGTTGTTGCAAGACCGAGATTATCCCCTTTACATGCAGAAGGTTTTTGACGATGTTCCAGGAGCGGTGGTCTTCCCGCTAAGGGAGATACAGGACAAACTCCTAACACGTGGGTGGCGCGGGGAGGAACTTCTTAAGAAGACATTCGCGTCCAGCATGTCCTATGCCGTGGCGTTAGCACTATACGAGGGCTTCGAGAGGATAGAACTTTTCGGCATCGAACTCATAATGGACGGTGAGTGGCAGTACCAGAGGGAGTCGATGGCGTTCTGGCTTGGCAAGGCAGACGGGATGGGCGTCGAATGGTGGATGCCAGAAACCTGTGAGCTACTGAGGATGCCCCTATACGCTTACGAGGAGACACGCAAAAGCGACGGAAGTATCTTGGTGCCCCCAACATGAACTATCGGGCGATAGATGAATGTCCCTTCTGTGGTAATAGGTCAGGACCTTGGGAAACCGGAATCCAGACGATGAAACCAGAGGAGGTCTCGGTCTACGACAGAGGCGAGACGCGGTACTCTCGATGTTCCTGCGGGGGATGGTTCCAGAATCCCATGCCGACGGACGAGTCGCTCGCGGAACTTTATCGTGAGGCATACCGCACAATCAGTCCCGACGATCCACTTCGCCGTTTCGGGGGACCACGGAGCAGTCGGGTATTCCCGTACCTGCCACGGGAAGTGGGTACCATGTTAGATGTTGGTTGTTCGGCGGGGCAGTTGATGGGACGGGCAAAGGCCTCTCGCTGGCGAGTCGCGGGAGTAGAGCCCAACGACAAGGCGAGAGAGTGCGCCGCGCGATTCGGCCCAGTCTATCCCGCCCTAGAACAGGTCGCGGGGACATTCGATCTGGTGACGGCAATCCACGTACTTGAACACGTCCCTGACCCGGTCTCCTTTCTGCGGCAGATGGCGGGGCATTTGGAACCGAACGGAACACTACTCGTTGTAGTGCCCCACGAATCCTACAGGCCGCCGCACCTATTGGCGATGGCGGAACCGCAAGTACGATTACTATTCGAGCGCGCGGGTCTAACGATAACGTTTATTGAAACAGTCGCAACCAAGACCGACACCAAATCCGACATCGTAGTGAGGGCACATTGAGTCTCTCTTGTATCTGGCACAGCGCCCCCGCATTTTTCCCAACGGGATATGGTGTCCAAACCGCCAACTTCGTCTCGCGCATGATAGACGACGGGCACGAATGCGTCATAATGACGACCACGCAGCAACCCTCGATTACGTGGAATGGTATCACGCACATACCTGGCGGCGGCGAGAAGTATGCCGCATCGGGGATGCTGGAGTGGCCGAGGCGGGTCAAGACAGACATCCTATTTACTCTCTTTGACATCTGGCCGTTCCCGGAGGACATTGGTTCGAAGATTGCTGCTCTTGGGACGGCCTGGGCACCCATAACGCCGATAGACCACGACCCTGTTCCGCAAGAGGTCGTTGCGAGACTGAAACACGCGGCATATCCCATAGCGATGAGCCCTCATGGTTTCCGGGAGATGCAACGGAGCGGACTGACGAACGCGACCTACATTCCGCACGGCGTAGATACGCATGTCTTCAGACCTCGACAACCGAACAAGGAACTGTTCAAGACCAACAACGAGACGTTTGTTGTCGGCGTCATCGGAACGAACATCGAACCGCTGGACCGGAAGGGATGGTACCCAACACTCGCCGCCTTTGGGAAGTTCCATGCAAAATACCCAAACAGCATCCTATATGTTCACGCCACGCCCACGAGAGACGATGGCGGATACGATCTGATGCGGATTGCGGAGTCGTTTGGTTTCAAACTCCACGCGCCCGACATGTGGACTTTGACCGCGGGACTTCCCGTGTTGAAGATGGTCGAGTTGTACAACTCCCTCGACGTGATGATGCTCCTTACCAGGGGCGAGGGGTTCTGCATTCCATTGATTGAGGCGCAGTCCTGTGGCGTCCCAGTTATTACAACTGACTTCACGGCCCCGTCGGATTTGGTAGGCGCGGGCTGGAAGGTTCCATCCATCGGAACGCGCTATACGGTAATGAACTCCTTCTGGGCGGAGCCGGATATTGACGCTGGCGCAAGGGCGCTCGAACAGTGCTACCAACTCTGGCGCGCCGGAGAACTGCGCGAGGAGATGCAGCAGAAGGCGCGCAACTTCGCCAAGACGTTTGACTTTGACTTGGTGTACAAGACCTATATGCGGCCATTCTTGGAGAAAGCCGAAGCAGAGATACGGGAGAAACAGAATGCGGCGAAAACTGCGCAAGGTGATGACGGAGTACGGCAAGCGACCTCCGCCGAACAAGGGCGAGGAGTTCATAATCGTCAACAGCGGCCATCAAAAGGTAACGGACGTGGAAGGGGGGGGAACGGCCA